TCAATCTATGATATCATAAACGTTCGGGTTAGACAACTAACCGATGGCTGGTGGCTTCGACTAGAGCGAGTTGACGCTCGTCAGTTCGAGATTGTCGCACTAGAAGAAGATGAAATTGCTGCTTTGCCACCACCTCCCCCGCCAACATCTGCTACCATCACCAATGGCGGTGGTATGAACCTAGTCGTGCCAGTAGTGCCAATCCGAGGTAAGTTTCTTAGGAGGTTCTAATGGGAACAACCGACCCCGTTGTCGCTATCGTCGAACGCATGATGGAGCAACTCCAGAAAGACAACCCTGGTGTTGACTACAAGCGCAAGCCAAAGAAGGAAAAGCCATGCAAGAAACCCAAGCGCAAGCAGCGATCAACGCCGCAGTCGTCTTTGCACTAGCAATAGGGATTGTGTTGATATGTTGGTCGATCTTTGGCTAAAGGCCCTTCGTGCTAAGTACGGCTTGGTTGTCACAACCGACAACCGAATGCTGCTACGCCAACACTTGTACCGAGCTAGGATGGAGGCCAATAATCCTAGCCTTGAGTCCATCGCAATGGTTCTGCCCGAAAAGGCAGACGAAATATGGCTGGTACACAGAGATGCGGACGGTATTGGAGCCAATCACAAAGGTAACGTTGAACCTCTATACCCGTGATGTGGATTGGTTTAAAGATCGCTACCCTATCGGGTACACGGAGAAAATCCGCGAGGTTCTGCGTCAATACATAGCTTATACCGAGGCATACGAGCGAGATGAAACAACACCGATTACAGGAAAGTAGATGTCTGGGCTGCGGTAAGCTGCTTGATTGCGCTTCCTGCCTCCAGCACGATGATGCACCTGGACCAGGAGATGTTACAATCTGCCTAGACTGCGGTCACATAATGATCTTCACTGACGATATGGGTCTTAGAAATCCAAATTTCGCAGAAATTCATGATCTTGCAGGTGATGCAGACGTTTTACTAATTCAGCGCCTAAGAAAAGAAACGGAGAAAGATGAATGATCGCCGTCTCTTATTGGTGTTGCTCATGCTAGGCTGGGCAATGGCTATGATATTGTGGAATATCATAGACGAACGGGAGCGGCTAGCAGCTTGCGTTGAACATCCAAGTGTTGAAACCTGCGGTAAGGGTTCAACATTCAAACCGGCCTCACAATAGGTATGGGCCTTTGAAATTTCATCAGCGTGGAGAAAAGACATGAGTGAAATCGACGAAGCAATGGACGCAATACCAAATCTAACCGAAGAACAAATCGAACTGCTGATAGCATATCAATTACAAGAGCTAGCTAACTACGACATGAAAGGAACTCGCAAAGCAAAGAAAGATCAATCAGAAGAAGATGTTGAAGCTGCGCTAAGTCAACTCTTACAAACTGAGCCAGCAAAGCCAGCAGGCAAGTTCCTTAGGAGGTTCTGATGCCAGAGTTAACCTTAGTAGAAACACTAGAAGAAGTCGGTATGAAAGTCGTGACAGTGGATGAACAAACCTTTGACCCATTCATCGACGGCGTTCAGTACGCTTGGGACTCAACCTGTATCGAGAGGTTGAAGCGTTGCGGTAGGCTACGCAAATACAAACTCGATGGATGGGAACCCAAGTCCGAGAGCATCGCCTTGCGTTTCGGCCGTGAATACCACCAAGCCTTACACGATTACGAGGTCTTGCTGGCCGAGAAGTACAAGCATCGTGATGCGGTATTCGAGGTGATCCGTGCCCTAACCTTACGCCTTGAAGATTGGGACCCTGATGATAAGAAGCGCAATCGAAGCACTCTTCTTCGCACCGTGATCTGGTATCTGGAAAAGTTCAAAGACGATCCGGCCAAAACCCTTATCCTCGCAAGCGGTGCACCAGCGGTCGAGATTAGGTTCTCGTTCGATCTCCCCTACGATATCGAAGCTGCTCCCGGTCAGCCTTACGTTCTATCAGGCAAGCTAGATCGGGTTGTGACTTTCAATGGTGATCTGTTTGTGATGGATCGAAAGACAACTACATGGGGGCTCGGTAGCAGCTACTGGAATCTATGGACCCCGCACAATCAAATCTCCCTTTACACCTTAGCCGGGAAGCAGGTGTTCCAGGCCCCGATCAAAGGGGTAATCATTGACGCTGCCCAACTTCTTGTCGGTGGCGTTAACTTCGAGCGAGGTATTATATACCGCACACAAGAACAACTCGATGAATGGGTTGAGGACCTTATCCCATTCCTGCTCCGTCAGAATGACTTCGGCCACAACGATACGTCCTGCGATAAGTACGGTGGCTGTGAGTTCCGTGAGGTCTGCGGTAAGTCACCGCAGGTTCGTGATAGATTCCTTCGATCCGCATTCGAACAGGTAACGCCATGGAACCCGTTAGCTCCCAGATGAGAATGATCTTAGTGCTAGGTAAGGTCAGAATTGTAGAGCGTCAGCACACTCGAATGAAGTTAGCCTTGGGTGGCTCAACAACGATGGAGATATTTTCAGACGTACTAGAACACGCCGACGTTAAGGCAGGTGACGTACTAACCCTATACACAGAGGTTCTATATGCCAACCCTCAGTCAACATCAATCCAATGAGTTCACAAAGATAATAATCTTAGGTGACCCAGGCACAGGCAAGACCGGCGGTCTAGCTTCCCTCGTCAAGGCTGGTTACTGGTTGGGCATCGAAGATTACGACAACGGCCTTGATCCGTTAAAGCAGTTCATCCAGCATGAATGCCCAGATAAAATCAACAACGTAGTCTATCGTTCGCTCCGCGATAAGCGTAAAAGCACACCGCTCGGCATGGTTGTTGATGGTCCAGCAAGAGCGTTTCCAGAGGGTCTAAAGATGCTAGACCGCTGGAAGTATAAAGAAGATGATAAAGAGATTGATCTTGGCTGTCCTGCTGAATGGGGGCCAGATAAAATCTTTGTGCTGGACTCACTTACCCATTGCGGTAGATCAGCATACGACTGGGCAGAGCAGCTTATGCCTCCAACCAAGTCAGGCATGACTGATCCAAGAGCAATCTATTTTAGAGCGCAAGAAGCAGTCATGTCAATGCTATCTAATCTAACCTCTGAATACTTTCGTACCAATGTGATCGTTCTTACTCACGTTAACTATGTTGACCTCGAGGATGGTACCCGCAAAGGCTATCCTAACGCAGTCGGCTCGGCAATCTCACCCAAGATCGGGTCATTCTTTAACTCGATCGCCCTATGTACGCTCAAACCAGGAGGTAGACGGATAATACAAACAGCACCAACATCAATGATCGACCTTAAGAACCCTGCACCGTTTGCGATGCTACCTGAATATCCTATCTCTACTGGCCTCGCAGACTTCTTTCAGGTCTTGAGGAACCCACCACAGACTAAGCCTAGGCCTACATTGATCAGGAGATAAACTCATGGCTACACAACCTCGCAGGAAGGCGCCTAACTTCTCGTCCATCATGGACATGCCGATGGACCAGATACTACCACCAAAGCCTATGCCAGCTGGTGACTATCTGGCTATGGCCGTTGGCCACGCTGAGCCAGGACAAGCTTCAACTGGAACTCCGTTCGTAACTGTTACTTTCCAGTACATGGAGGCACTAGAAAGCGTAAGCAATGACGACCTCCAGGCTGCGCTGACTAAAGCAGACGGTACAGTCAGCGCTCTAACCGAAAAGACTATCCAGACTCGGTTGTACCTAACTGAAGGTGCAGCCTATCGCAACAAAGTTTTCTTGACAAACCTCGGCATCGAACCTACGTTGTCGATTAACGAGGGAATTCAAGAAATCCCTGGTAAGCAGACGATCATCACAGTAACCCACCGTGCTAATCGATCCGGAGAGGGCGTGTTTGCAGAAGTCTCCGGTACTGCCAAAGTAGACTAATCCAACACGCATCCAGAGCCCTGTCTATCTCCAGTTCTGGGTGCGCTAGGGACCGGGGCGGTCTGTACACCTCCCGTCCTGGTCCCGCCTCCATCATGACTGATATAATGCTTATAGGTGAAGCCTGGGGCGAGCAGGAGGCTCGACAGCGAACAGCTTTTGTCGGGCCGACAGGATATCTGCTAACTAACATGCTAACCGAAGCAGGCATTCGCAGATCAGATTGTTATCTTACTAACGTGTTCAACTTCCGACCGCAGGGCAACAAGATCGAAACCTTATGTGGCCCACGTGAGCAAGGCATCCAGGGTTATCCATCGCTAATGCCCGGCAAATACGTTAGCAAGAATTACGTTGGAGAACTCCGGCGCTTAGTTAGCGAACTCGAAGATGTTAACCCCAACGTCGTGGTCTGTCTTGGCAACACCGCATGTTGGGCACTACTGGGTAAAACCTCTATCGGTAAACTCCGCGGTATTGTGCAACTCTCAACACATATCCCAGGCTACAAGGTCGTTCCAACATTCCATCCCGCAGCCATATTCCGTCAGTGGTCTCTTAGACCTGTTACCGTATTCGATTTAATGAAAGCTAAGCGTGAGTCCGAGTACCGTGACATTCGTAGACCAAAGCGTAAAATCTGGATCGAGCCAACCCTGGAGGATATCTATGAGTTCGACAGACGATACATACAATCCAGTCCGAGACTTGCTGTGGACATTGAAACGGCTGGAGAAGTTATTACGTGCATCGGATTTGCCCCGGCTACGGATGTTGCTCTTGTTGTTCCGTTCCTTGACCCAAGAAGAACAGGAAGAAGTTATTGGTCTAGCGCCGATGATTATCGCGAAGCTAGGGACGCTATCGGAACTATTCTTTCAAGACCAACTCCAGGCAAAGTCTTTCAGAACGGACTCTATGACATCACCTTCATCTACCGAGCCTGGGGAATAAAGGTTTATGGTGCCGAGGATGATACCATGCTACTGCACCATGCATTACAACCAGAGCAGCTAAAGGGCCTAGAGTTTCTTGGCTCTGTCTACACTGATGAAGGCCCGTGGAAACAGATGCGGCGACATAAGACCACAATCAAACGAGAGGACTAACATGGATAAAAAGGATGGGCTAATAGATAGAATGGTTATAGACAACGCATTCACTTTTCCCCAAGATTATTATCGAGAGTTCGGCCCGTACATAATGCGTGGAACTGATCGCAGCGAAGCCCATGAGTTCTTTAACGCTTGGGGTGGCAAGGTGTTACTGAACATAAGAAGGAAAAGTAAACTCGGCAATCCGTACGCCTGGGTCTTTGCTTCAACTCCTTATCCAGATGAATTCCGAGACTTCATGTTGCGGTTACTAAAGAGGCTAGATGAAAATGACCCGTATCATAGGTACGGCGAAGCTAGAGCAACCTTAACTAACTTCGAGATGTGGTATGCGAGTTATCCAGACCGACAAACTTCCACGGCTTAGCAACCTCGAAGCAAGCTGGATATATAACGGCCTTGATTGCTGCGTTACAGCAGAACTTCTTGATGTTCTGCTGCCGCAACTAGACCCTATGACCTCAATCACATATGACTTTAGTCGTGCGTTACAGGGTCCAGTATTTGATATGCGTATTCGTGGCGTACTCATAGATCAAGAACGGCGCAAAGAAGTTCTGAACGAATACGCTGATATAGTAGATCAGTGCGAAGCCACATTAGAACGCATCGTTCGCGAGGGTACAGGCTTCCATGGTTTCAGCTGGCGCTCGTGGCAGAACTTGCACAAGCTCCTGTACGATATCTACCGCATACCACCAATTAAAACCAAAGAGGGCAAGCGCACAGCTAACCGAGCCGCACTAGAAAAGATGGAGTTCTATAAGATCGCAAGGCCAGTCGTTCGCTTCATGGAAGTCTTGCGTGACCTTGACAAGAAGATGGATGTTCTATCAATGGAGCTAGACCATGACGGACGAATACGTACTGCTTATAACATTGCTGGTACTAATACCGGTAGGTTCAGTAGTAGCTTTAGTGAGTTTGGCACTGGTGGTAACCTACAAAATATTGAAGAAAGTCTTAGATCAATCTTCGTAGCTGATCCAGGAATGAAGCTAGCCAACTTTGATGCAGAACAGGGAGAGTCACGTGTCGTCGGAGCAATCGAGTGGAACCTATTCCATAAGGGAGATTACCTGGATGCGTGCGAGTCCGGAGACCTCCACACAGCCGTCGCCAGAATATGTTGGCCTGAACTTGATTGGCCGGGTAACCTTGAAGGCGATCGAGAACTCGCCGAACGAGACTATTATCGACATTACTCTCGACGATTCATGTGTAAGAAGCTTGGTCACGGTACTAACTACGGTGGATATCCACCCACAATGTCAGTTCAGACTAAAACTGAACTGCCAATCATCATAGACTTCCAAGAGAAATACTTCAAAGCATTCCCTGCACACCAGATGTGGCACGCTTCGGTTAGAGAACGCATCAGATCATATGGCTACCTAGTCTCACTGATGGGCCGCAAGCGTTACTTCTTCGGACGCAGAGATAGCGATGATACCATTCGCGAAGCCACCGCTTACGATCCACAAGGCTCGCTTAGCGATATTGTTAACCAGGGAATGCTCCATGTCTGGCGAGCTAATAACTGCGAACTGTTGATGCAGAACCACGACTCGATCTTGATCCAGTACCCACAGGAGAAGGAAGATGAAATCATTCCAAAAATTCAGGACCAACTATGGCATGAAATACCGCTCAGGCACGATAGAACGCTGACCATACCTTATGGCTGCCAAACAGGATGGAACTGGGGCAAGTACAGCGAGAGCAACCCCGATGGCATCAAGAGCTATCAGCCCAGCGATAAACGGACCCGGCAAACGTGCGTGCGAATCGTGGATTGAATCGTTTATTGCTCACACCGAGAACCTGGAGTCAGCGCCGATCTTCCGTAGATGGTCTGCGATCACTATGATTGCAGCAACGTTGGAGCAGAAAGTATGGACAAACCTATCGACACCACTCTATCCGAACTTGTACACCTTTTTGATTGGCCAACCTGGTATTGGCAAGTCTCGTGCTATAATGGCTGCAAGCGGCATTGCAAGAGAAGCCCTACCAGAGATGTTCTTTGGGTCCACGTCGATGACGAGGGCCAGCTTGTCAGATCACATGAACGAAGCCAAACGATTCATTGCCAACATCCCGTTTGCCCCGATCGAGTATCATTCCTTAGTGATAGTCGCAGACGAGTTCAGCGTATTGATGGATCAGTATGACACGGCGCTAACCGCTGCATTCGTTGAGTTCTATGATTGCAATCCATACTCCGAAGGCCGACGAGTAGCTAACATCCGGATTAAAGTTCAGAAGCCACAGCTAACCATGCTTTGTGGTTCCACGCCGTCTAATCTCATGCATACCCTCAAGGACTATGTCTGGGATCAAGGTCTCATGTCCCGTGTAATACTCGTCTATTCCGAAGATAGGCCCTTGATCGACGTATTCGAAAACCCTCCGATGGACAAGCCCAAGGACCTTATTCATGACCTCAAGCTGATTAACACTGTAATGGGTGAGTTCACGTGGACGCAATCCTTCAGAGAATACCTTACCAAGTGGCGAAACGCCGGACAGATACCTGTCCCTGACCACCCGAAGCTGCGACATTACTGTACTCGGCGATGGGCTCACCTGCTTAAGCTGTGCATGGTATCCAACGTAGATCGCAACGGGGGACTTCGGCTTGATGTACTGGACTTCAACCGAGCAATGAACTGGCTTGTCGAAGCCGAACTGTCCATGCCAACAATATTCCAAGTCGGTACGGTATCGCCAGATAGTCGTGTAATGGACGAAATAGCGTACTTTGTCAAGCAGCATCCGAATGGCGTCGGGGAGCATCAGGTGGTTAACTTCGCCAGAATGAAGGTCCAGGCCCATGCCATCCGCCCAATGCTAGAGGCGATGCAGCAGTCTCGTCAGATCATTGCTAGCGCTATTGACAAGCGTGGCTTACGGATATTCACTACACCGAAGTAATACCATCAACATAGTCTTGTACTTGTTTTAACATCTGATCTGCTGATTGTCTAATCTCCACTTCCCTCCTGCCAACTGGGCCATAATGCTTTCTCAAATGCCGTAAGGTTATAGCACAGACCTCGGCTGCATATGCTGGCTGGCTCTTGCTCATTTCCTGATGCTTGTAGCCATCGCCATCGCCATAGCATTCCCACTCGGCGCTGCTGCAACTTACTCCTTCTGCAAACGCATCTAAGAACCCTTGCGGGTTGCCACTGTTAGGCTTGAACGCCTGGAACAACACATCGAAGTTATCCGAGCATCCATGTGCGTCGTAGCTTGTCTGCCATGCACCTGCCTCTGTAGTAGTTGACTCCGGTCCATAATACCCAGGTGGTACAGACATATCTCTGCCGCAGCAATGCTCACCGCTTGACTCCCGCATTCCTAGCCCGAGTATATAGACCCACAGATGTCTAAGCGTGTTGGGCCCATCCTGATCGTTCGCCATCCCAACCGCATCGAACCGACCTTTCTCCCAAGACAATACATCTACATCACTGTTGTGAGTATTAGCCCTCGCCATGTCCACCGCCGGTGCATACCCCATTTTCCATTGGCGGTACGTGTTAGCAAACGCTAGTGCAACTCCGGTAGTGTATCCTATTGGCGCTCGACCACGGTCATCCCACTGATAATCTGCGATCGACGAAGTTGCCGCTATATCACCAATGTTATCCTGGTCAGCAGTAGATAGTGGAGGCGGTAGTCCTTCCACTGGCGGTGGTATTGGTTCCGGCGCTGGCGGTGCATCTGACTCTAACGCATTCCAAGTCTGCGGTCCCACAACGCCATCGACACTTAACCCTCGACTACGCTGGTAATCCCTAACTGCCTTGTCTAGTGCGTCGTCGAAGTAATAGGTCGGCAGCATCTCGAACAGGTCCATAACATCAGGGCCAACGTCGCCCTTACGGATAGTGGGTCTGTCGGTCATTGTGTATCCTCCTATTTGATTAGTCCAAGTGATCTAAGGACCTCTGGATCGACGCACTTTGATAATAGCGCAGCTACTTCCTTCTGAAGCAGGAACATATGCTGTAACTCAAACCATAACAGAAGTAGCAGTCCTCCATTTGTTAAGACGAACGCAAGCAAGAACGGATGTGATTTCATCGACTCGACAATGCTACCTGCGATCTGCACTGGGTTCATATTAGTTACCAGGGCTTAGCTCCCTTAGCTTGTGCAGCTTCTGCTCGTTATTGTCTATCGCTTTCATCACATCAATATAAGCTTTGCGTGCTATTTGTGCACCGGTAGCAGCTCTCGCTGGCTGACCTGTCGGGTCTCTCATCCAGATATCAAACAGATGCTCTATCTGTCTGCGATAAGCATTGTCAGCTGCTTCCCTCTCCAGCTGTAGGAACCTATCATCGTATTTTGATATCATCAACTCTGGCTCTGCACTGGCCAATCCATAATACTCTGATCCAACATTCCACCCCCCAGTCATATAGCCACCTAATGCCACACCGAGAAGTATGGCAATGACAGCAGCACCAGATAGCACAATCTTGTTCACCACAACCCCAACCTTCCACCCAACCGCTGGCGCTCTTCTTCGTGCTTAGTCATCTCTGTTCTGCCCCACCTAAGAATCCTAGCCCACTTAGCTAAGTCCTCTAGCTCATGGAAACCAGGAACTTCTTCTTCGCCCGCTGCAACCTTCACCGCATAACCAGCCCATGCTCCAGGCTTAGACAACGGCATACCTTTGACAACTCCAACAACCGACAGTAGGCTCTGTAGTATATTGCCATAGCTCACGTCATCATCGTTCCAGTATTTGTAGCCTTCATGGCCTAGCTTCCATACTGCATCGAAGGCGTGCCAGCCTATCCCGAAGCTAGGATCGCGTCCAGTTATGGCCGCATGGACAATATCTCTGGCAATCGGTATCGGCATAAACACGCCTTGGGCTAAGAACTTCCCTGCACACAAAGCAGCGCTATCCTCTTCCTTGCATATAGGATCAACCATATCCTCGATCAGCGTTGGCAATATAAAGTACGTAACCATGTCCTTAGCCGCAGTCCTAAGATCAGTCCATACGCCTCTGGGAGACTGACCCATCAGTGCGTCCTTAGTCATAAATATCGCTCTATAACGCCGATTAAGCGCATTGTTGAAGAAATTCTGCAATGGCGTTATCATCTTAATCAGCGGGTTCTGCGAGCGCAGCAACGCTGGCTTAGATGTTATAGCTGTATTGCCATGCGTCATCGAGACAGCACGGCCAGCTAACGTGTCAGCATTTATATGTGCGTTCCACAAAGCCTCATTAAACTCCGGCCCAGTCAATCCCTTATTCTGTATGGCCGTCATGGCCTTTTCCATTTCCATACTATACCTAGCGAGCCACAATGGTCTGGACATATAAGAGTCAACTGTA